CCGACTCACTGGTCCTCCCTCATCGGGATCAGAGCGGAAATCCCAAACGCCCTTTGCGAGGATTACAAAGCAGAAGAACAGTTCTGCATCATGGACCAGGAGTACCAAGCTTGCATCCACGCCGCTCGCGCAGACAACAAGACCGCCTTGGTGACCGTCCTGGAACAAGCCCTCCAACAGATCAGGGAACAAGTCGTTGAATACGACAGAACCGGAGGCACTGGAAACCCAGAAGCTCCCTACATCGGCCCGATCACTCGCAAGCCGGACAAAAGCAGCGTCGACATTCCCTTGTTCCACGAGAACATGGCTGTAGTCATGGGCGTCCCCGGCAGTCGCAAGACCACCAAGATCGTTAAAGACGTAGTGACTGCCCACGCCAGTGAACGCAAGGACGCAAAGATCCTTTTCATCGTGCCGACAAAACGCTTGGTCGAATCCTACACCAAGCAAATCCAACTGCCAAACAGAGTCCTGACGCCGCACAAGGCCATTGCACAGTTCAACAAGTTTAAGCCCACCCTAGTGATCATTGACGAGGCTTTCACTTTTCCGATGGCGTACATCAATCACATCGCAATGATGCAACACGTCATCTGCGTTGGCGACCCAGGACAAATCACAGCCTGCGATTTCATGAAGATGTGGCAAAACACCATCCCTTTCACAAAGGTACAGCCCTACCTTCCAACCATGACAATGATGGTCACCTACCGGTGCCCACTCGACATCGTGGGGCTTCCCATCATGAGGAAGATGTACCCAGGAATCAGCAGCGCGTCGCCGATCAGCTCCAGCATCACACACGTTCATGCCGGCTACAAGAACCCACAAGCCCAGACTCTGACCCTTACCCAGCTCGAGAAGATTGGTAGCATCCAGCTCAACCAAATCAACGCGGCCACAGTGCACGAAGAGCAGGGGGGCACGTTCAGATCCGTGATTTTACATTACGCTGGCACAAAAGCCGAGAGAGACTTGATCGAAAGGTCACCCAACCATCTCATCGTTGGTTTGACCAGACACACACATGAACTGTTCATCAGGGACGAAACAGCCGTCGGCAACGAAACGGGGGACATCGTTAAGTTCATCAACGACTCCACACCCCTCAGTCTTTACGCAGATAAAGCTAACATGGATCTGCAAGCGCTGACACCAGCAAGGAATGAGCACCAAGTCACGATCGATGAGGACAGCCACGAGGATAAGGCAGATTACCCGACCGCACCGTCTTGCTACGCCGTTGTGGAGCAGCTCCTCGTCAAATACCACGGCGCACTCCTCACCGGAGAACACCAACACGCCATGACTTCGGAACTAGAACCGAAAGGCGACTGCAAAGGACGACTCAGGCTCGAGAACCTCGGAAAAGACGAGGCTTTCGAATCAAAGAAACACACAGTCTACCGCTTCACAGCGGCACAGAGAGTCAAAGTCACCAAGAGCAGTGATCAGAGGATGCTGGCCAAGACCATGCTCTCCAGACTGACGGTAGCCACCAAGAGTATGCCGGAGGCCAAAGCAAAGAAAATGGCCAAGAGACTTTTCGCCCAAGCCGAACCAGAGTTCGATTGGCACGTCACCGAAGACAATCTCCACCAATGTTTCGTGCAAGCTGCAGAAAAGTTCGAAGAAAACGGACACAACATGTCGGAACTTTTGGACATCGAAAATTGGAAAGACATGAACGTGCACCAAGTTAAAGCTTTCCTCAAGACTCAGCAGAAGGCCACCACCAACAAGGACCCGCTTACCACAGACAAAGCCGGGCAGAGCATCTCAGCATGGAGCAAAACCCTCAACTTCCAAGTCAATGTTTGGGCTAGATTGCTGGAACTGGTCCTCACCAAGCAATCCAAAGGGAAAGTCATCATCGCTAC